GAGCAAAGAACGCAAGTGCATTGGATAGAATCAACGTAGCAAGACTAGTAATTTACTTGAGATCACAACTTAAGAAACTTGCTAAACCTTACATCTTTGAGCCAAATGATAAAATCACACGTGATGAGATCAAGGCACAAGCAGATAGCTTAATGCTAGAGTTAGTGTCACAAAGAGCGTTATATGACTTCCTAGTTGTATGTGATGAGTCTAACAATACTCCAAGTAGAATTGATAGAAACGAGCTGTATTTAGATATTGCTATTGAGCCAGTTAAGGCAGTGGAGTTTATTTACATTCCATTAAGACTTAAAAACACTGGTGAAATTAGCGGACTATAATATGATAAATAAAAGTAATAGGAGCACATAATGGCAATTTCAACACTTTCAAAATTAACAGTACCTTTAGATAGCAACGCGAGTGCATCTAATCAAGGTTTGTTAATGCCCAAACTACAGTATCGCTTTAGAGTGAGCTTAGAAAACTTTGGTGTATCAAGTCCGTCAACAGAGCTAACAAAACAAGTAATTGACGTAACAAGACCTAGCGTTAGTTTTGACCAAATGACGGTTGATATTTATAACTCCAGAGTTTACTTAGCTGGTAAACATACTTGGGAACCAATTACACTTAACTTGCGTGAAGACGTTAGCAACAATGTACAAAAACTTGTTGGTGAACAACTTCAAAAGCAATTTGATTTCTTTGAGCAATCAAGTGCGGCAAGTGGTGCAGACTACAAGTTTGTTACTAGAATCGAAATACTAGACGGCGGCAACGGAGCGAATACAGCAAGCGTATTAGAAACATTTGAACTATACGGATGTTACTTAGAAAGTACAAACTACAATACACTTAACTATGCTACTTCAGAGCCAGTTACTGTATCATGTACTATACGTTATGATAATGCAATCCAAACTCCACAAGGTACAGGACTAGGAACAGCAATAGGTAGAACAGTTAACACAGCTATTACAGGTGGCGGATCTATCTAAGCAAAACAAAATTTAAATTAAGGGCCACTAGGCCCTTTTTTTATGACTATATTATCTACCCACTTTACTCAAAAGGATAAATATTAATATGAGCTTCTTAAACGGATTTTTAGATAATGTTGTATCTGGTGCATTAAACCCAAAAGGTAACCTTGCAGACTATGCACATGGTAGTAGGTTGTTTGTTGATGACAATCACCGATTATCACCAAAGGTAAAGTTTCTTTATCATGTTACTTTTAATATTAACCCAGCGGCGGCGGCAGTTATTCCGCAACTAAGGGAAAAGCATATGAACGAACTTAATATGCTTGTTAAATCTGCCCAATTACCTGCATACAATATTCAAACAGATGTTAAACATCAGTACAACAGGAAAAGAGTTGTACAAAAGCGTATAGATTATCAACCAGTAACTATTAGTTTACATGATGATAATATGGGTGTTACAACTGCTATGTGGGAAGCATACTATAGATATTATTTTAGAGATGGTAACTATGCAAAAACAACACCTGATGGTTCGCCAGATACAGGTGGAAGCCCATTTGATCCTTATAACAGAGGTAACCAGTTTGGTAGAAGACAATATAGGTATGGTTTTGATAATGATAGTTTTGCTCCATTTTTTACAAGTATTACAATAAGTCAAATGGCTAGAAAGAATTATACTTCATTTACTTTAGTTAATCCGTTAATTAGTAACTGGTCACATGATACTATGGATAACTCTGCAAGTGAAGCTGTGGCAAGTACGATGACATTAGAATATGAATCGGTACATTACAGTAGAGGTTCTATAGGTAAAGGTGGGCCTAAAGGATTTGCACAAGAACATTATGATAAAACACCTAGTCCAAATTCATTATCTGGTGGCGGCTCATCTAGTTTACTAGGATTAGGCGGCGTACTAGCAGGAGGTTTTGGTGTGATAGGTGATATTGCTAACGATGGCGTTAGTTTTGGTACTGTTTTAAAAGCCGCAAACGTATTACAAAATGCAGGAGGCTTAACTCAAGCAGGTATTGGACAAGAATTATTAGGTAGTGCAATTGGATCTATTGGTAAAAAAGCAGGTATTGATGTAAGTGGTGTTGCTGGACTAGCATTTCCAAAAGGAGCCGGTGGATCAGGCGGCTCATTGAAAACTGCGGCACTTGCGGCGGCAGTAGTAGGCGGAGCAAACCTTCTAGCAAATTCAGGAGTACACGGAGCCGTAACTAGTGCAATAAGTAAAGCAAGTGCAAACGGTTTCAGTGGACCTAAAGTAGACCCTGGAAACCCAGGTAATATTGGTCTTTAGAAAAGGTATAGGAATATAATGGATAAAGTACAATTAAATTTACCAATTAAATCAGATAGTTCAAGTGCTGACGCACCTAAAAGATATTTTAACACTTACTATCAAAAACAACTTGCATATCCAAGTAATGAAGTAGACGCTGTAATAGGTTTCTTAGAATCAAAGGGTTTTGATAAATCAGCGGCACAGTCAACAGGTGCAGTTCTTATGCAACAAGCTAAACTTGATAACGTTAGAGTGTTTGAATTATTAGATACTTTAAAAGGTTTAGAAAAGTTACAACTAAGTTTTGCTGTTGCAACTATTGTAAATTTTAATAGACAAAAAATTAGTACATTAGGATTTAGAGTAACTGATACAACTATTCCGTTAGAAGCAAGAAACATAATGGGTTAACCCATGAGTCGTTTTGCACAAGGTAAATTCGAAGCTAAAAACCCAGACAAATACGTAGGACGTAAAACCCCAACATATCGAAGTAGTTGGGAATTCGCGTTTATGAAATTTTGTGATGAAAATCCTTCTATACAAGCATGGGCAAGTGAAGCAGTAAAAATTCCATATAGAAATCCTTTAACAGGTAGACATACAATATATGTGCCTGATTTCTTTATACAATATAAGACTAAAAAAGGTAAAAATATGGTAGAGCTTATAGAAGTCAAACCTAATAACCAAGTAACTATGGAAACTGCTGGCAAATCTAAACACAATCAAGCACATGTAGTATTAAATATGGCAAAATGGGAGGCGGCAAGGGCATATGCTAAATCCAAAGGTATAGGATTCAGAGTGGTTACAGAAAAGGATATGTTCCATCAGGGTAGCCGAAAAGGCTAAATAATAGTAGCAGTTAATGTGAGTATATAATGACAAAGAAATTAGAAGAACTTCTAGATTTACCTGATAGTAAAGAAATTATCAAACAAGATCAGAAAAAAGACAGAAAAGATATAGTAGCTCAACAGAATGAAACTCTAAGAGACATTGCTGAATTTGATAAAATTGCTGGAGCATTGCCGGCAGTAAAAGGTTTGGGCGAGTTAGCTGATACAGAGCTAAATGAAGTTGCCCAAAAGGCTATGGATGCATATGATGACCTAATGGATTTAGGTATGAATGTCGAATCAAGATACTCAGGTAGGGTCTTTGAAGTAGCAGGAGGAATGCTTAAAACATCACTCGATGCTAAAGTTGCTAAATTAGACAAAAAACTTAAAATGGTAGAGCTCCAACTTAAGAAAGAAAAAATGGACAAAGACGGTAAGCCGGATGATGAAATGATTGCAGGCGAAGGTTATATAGTAACAGACCGTAATAGTTTACTTGAAAAACTTAAGAATATGGATAAATAATTTAATAAGGACGGAAACATGTTTGAAAAATACCTAGCAGAAGCTAAAAAAATATACGAATTTAACATTGGGATAGCAGGTGAATTGCCAGAGAATTGTGCTGATGATTTAGAAACATGCTTAAAGCGTTATAGCGTAGCGTCTATGAGCGCCGGCAAAAAAACACCAATTCAAGAAAGACCTTTAGACTTTCCACAACTTAGTAATTGCGAAGTTACATACTATGAAGCAGGATTAAACTATCCTACAACTCCACAAGTATTAGGCGAGTATATTGCACAATGTTGTAATATTGATAGGTCCAACATTATTGTACGTAATGTAAACGAACCACAAGAATTGTATCAAGCAATTAAAGATGACGGACCTTATGAAACTAAATTAGAAACAGAAGACATGGGCGGAGATTCAGCACAAGATAATGTTGGATCAAATCGTGTTATGTCTCTATTAAAAGAACTTGAAACTGCTAGATCAGAGCGTGAAAGTGATCCGTTACAAGACGTTAAACCAGGTGAAGGCGCAGATATCACCGACAAGGAAAATACTGTATCACCAGTAGGGAGCAAATAATGAACCTTAAAGACATGATTGCTAAAATGGACGCTATTGAAGCTCCTAGCAAAAAACAAGAATTAAAAGAATCAGCATCAATGAATATTTCAATGACAGGAGATGATGCTGGACAAGTTGCACAGATGATGGACATTATGCGTAATGCAGGAATGAACCCAGATAAAACTAGTGACAAACCATTAGCACCAAGAATGGATATGGAAAAGCACATCAAAGCAATGGGACCAATGGACGATGATCCAAAAATTCCAGGTAAAGATGATGTACCAGGAGACATGGATCTTAATGCAGGACCAAGTTGCGGAATGGAAGATGCAGAATCAGACGAAACAGCAGTCGAAGGCGATTACGCTAATTCACCAGAAGAAGATTATGCACCATATACTGATGTAATCAAAAGTGGAAATGATCTTAATAGATCTAAAAAATCTTATCCAAAAGTAGCAGGTGGAGATAATCCAATGGCACTTGAAGACGAAATTAAAGAACAGTTAGCTAACTTATACAAAGAGTACAAAGGTAAAGATGTTGTTAAAGAAGGCGGCGTCAAAGATATGATGCAGGATGTAGAAGAAGGCATGGGCAAAGCAGAATTTGAGAAAAAATATCCAGGCGCTGACTATGCTGAAATTAAACAAGATATTAAAGATAATGCTGAGGAGAATAACTAATGGCTGGACAAACAAGAGTAAACGGATCAGGACTATCAGTAGCCGCAACAGTTTATAGCCCAGGTGCAACAGCATTTAAAATTATAGTTAAAATTGCAAATGGTACAGCAGTTGATCTAAGAGCAGAAGATGATGCATTAGATGAAACAGTAGAGCAAATTTGTAAAGAAATTAATCCTTTAGTGTATATGACTACTAACGACAACAGTGGTACAATGACTGTGGTATGTGATTCAAA